AAATCAAGAAAAAATAAATAAAACAGAAAAAGCATTAGCTGAAAATAGAAAGAAAGACCAATTTGCTAATGAAGTAATAAGAGAAAGAAATAAATTAACAAGAGATTTAAAAGAAGCTATATTAGAAAATATTGATATAAGAAAAAAATATGCTGTAGAAACTTTCGATACTATCCAAGAAGAAATAGAGTTAACTGACGACTTAACAGATGCTAACAAAAGGTTTTTTCAATCATTAAAAGAGACGCAAGAGTTAAGAGAATTACTTGACGACACTTTATTAATACCTGAACTCAGAGAAGATGCTTATGATGCCGATCAATTTATTAATCAAATAGTTGATCTTAATAGATTCAGAACACAATTTACTTCATTAACAGAAGAACAGATAATAGATATACAAGAACAATCTGCTCTTAAACAGTTTGATATATTAACTCAAGGATTAGAGAATGTTATAGATATAGAGACGGAAAAGCAAAAGATAATAGAATTCTTTGCTGGTAAAAGAAAATCAGCCCGTCAAAAAGAATTAGAAGATGGATTAAGAGAAGTCCAGGAGCTTATCGATGGACTATCTAATACTATGGCAATGTTAACGGATGCTGAATTATCCAGAGAAGAAAGAAAAACTGTTTTACTTAATAATGAATTAAAAGAAAGATTAAGGAATGAGAATCTTTCTGTTAAAGAAAGAGAAAAGTTAAATAAACAAATAGAGGCAAATGAATTAGCATTACAACAGAAAAGAGATGAAATAGCAGAAAGAAACTTTAAGTTACAAAAAGCATTTGCTATAGCTCAAGCAGTTATTAATACAGCACTTGCTGTAAGTGATGTGTTAGTAAAAGAACCGGGCGGATTTATAAAGAAAAGTGTTGCTGCAATAGCAATAGGTGTTTTAGGTGCAGCTCAAGTTGCCGCAATAGCAAGCACTAAATTTGTACCAACAGCAACAAGCGCTCCTTCAGGAGCAGCAGGTATATCAGGTGGATCATCAGCTCCAGCACAACAAGAACCGGTATTCAATATAGTAGGTACAGGAACTCAAATGCAATTAGCTGAAACCGTAGCTCAAAGAACAGGCGAACCTATAAAAGCCTTTGTGGTTAGTAATGATGTAAGTACAGCACAAGAATTAGACAGAAACATTATAACAGGTTCTGCAATAGGATAAAAACAAAATAGTATAAAAAAGATTTACTTATTATGGAAGAAGCACAAGTAATAGAATTAATAATCGACGAAGAAAGTGATATCGCAGGAATACAAGCAATATCAATAGTTGATAATCCAGCAATAGAAGAAGACTTCATTGCTCTTAAGTCTCAAGAGGTAAAATTAGCTGAAGTAGATAAAGAGAAAAAAATAATAATGGGGCCAGCTTTAATACCTAACAAAAAGATATTCAGAAAGTTTGATGAACAAGAATATTTTATTTATTTCAGTGAAGATACCGTCAAGAAAGCCTCAGAGCTTTTCTTGACTAAAGGTAACCAGAATAATTCTACTTTAGAACACGAGATTAAACTTAATGGACTTTCTGTTGTCGAGTCCTGGATAATAGAAGATGAGAAACAAGATAAATCTAATAAGTATGGATTTAATTTACCTGTAGGTACTTGGATGGTATCTATGAAAGTTAATAATGATGATGTATGGAATAATTACGTTAAGTCTGGTAAAGTAAAAGGATTCTCTATTGAAGGTCACTTTATAGATGCAATTAAGTATGAACAAGATCAAGAATTACAAGCTTTATCTATTATAGAAGAATTGACTGATATATTAGAAGTAGATATGGCTACTTATAGCGACTACGGATCCGGAGTTAGAAATAATGCTAAAAGAGGAATTGAACTTAATAAGAAGGTAAATAATAAATGTGCTACTTCTGTAGGTAAAGTTAGAGCGCAACAATTAGCAAGAGGAGAAAAGCTTTCAGTATCTACAATTAAGAGAATGTATTCTTATTTAAGTAGAGCTGAAACTTATTATGATCCTAATGATAGTAAAGCTTGCGGAACTATATCTTATTTATTATGGGGAGGTAAAGCAGCGTTAAGTTGGTCAAGAGGTAAATTAAGAGAACTTGGTGAATTAGAATTAAAGTCTATGATAGTTGATGAAGAATATGCAATTATAGGAGATAGATTAGCTTATTCTACAATAGAATCAGCTGAAATAGCGGCTGAAGACTTTGGATGTCAAGGTCATCACGAACACGAGTTTGAAGGTAGAGTATGGTATATGCCTTGTGAAAAGCATTCATTAAAATTGCCTTGTCAAGAAGGATATGAGCAAATAGGAATGAAAGATAAAAATGGAAGACAGGTGCCTAACTGCGTACCTATAAAATAAAGTTATGGCAAGAAGATTTAAAACTCCAGGAAGAGCGACTCCTAGGTCTAATAGAAGAGGTTGTTTGTGCGCTAACGGAACATATTCAAGAAAATGTTGTGATGGATCATTACAGGCTCAAGGAATAGGTAAAACAAAAGGAGAAAGCCCCTCTGGAGATGAGTACTATTATAGGGTACAAAGATGTGGTCATAATATAAAGAAAGAAATTCATTTACACGATACCCAACTTGTAGTTGGTAACGTGTACTATTTAGAGTTTGAGAATTCAGGTCACAGTAATTGTTATACTGTACTTAATGTTTCTGCTAGCGGAGAACATCATATAGAATCAGCTACTTTATATGATGATTGTGATGCCTGTAATGCCGCTAACTAACTAAAAATACAACAGAAAGATAATTAATTAATTAACTATATATAAAATTTTATTATGAAAGCAAGTGAAATCGTAGAAAAATTCAAGAATGTCCTTCTTAGTGAAGAAGACAATTCTAAAGCTCCTGAAATGGAAGCTAAAAGTGATGCTTCTGAAATAGAAGTAAAAGAACAAGAAGTTGTTCTAAGTGAAGAAATCAAAGAAGTAGAAAACGTTGAATCAGAAACAGAATTATCTGATGAAGTTGAAGCTTCTTATGATGACAAGAAAAAACTAGAAGAGGATGAAATTATCGAAGACGTAAAAGAGAATCCAATGGATAAGTATGCTACTAAAGAAGATCTAGAAAAAGCTATGGCAGAAATGAAAGCTCTAGTAGATAGTCTTAAGATGCAAGAAGATATGCCTGAAGTTCCTGAGCAACTATCTTCTCAAGAACCAGCTGTTGAGCCTATTGCTCACGATCCTGAATCTTCTGTAGAGAAAAAGAATGTAAATCTTTATGCTCAGAAAAGACCTCAAACTATAATGGATAGGGTTTTAAGTAAAATATCGTAAATAACTAAAATTAAATAAATAAAAAATGGCTACTACTACATCAATTACAAGTACTTATGCTGGCGAATTTGCAGGTAAGTACATTTCTGCTGCTTTATTATCAGGTGCTACACTTGATAGAGGTAGTATTGAAATTAAACCAAATGTAAAATTTAAAGAGGTAATTAAAAAAGTTGCAACAGACGCAAACTTAATTAAAGACGGTTCTTGTGATTTTACTGACACAGGTGCAATTACATTAACTGAAAGAATCCTTCAACCAGAAGAGTTCCAAGTAAATATAGAGCTTTGTAAAAAAGACTTTAGATCTGACTGGGAAGCTATTCAAATGGGATATTCTTCATTTGATCAATTGCCTCCTAAATTTTCTGATTTCTTAATCGGTCACGTTGCTTCTAAAGTTGCTGAGAAAACTGAGCAAAATATCTGGGGCGGTGTAAATGGAAATGCAGGTGAATTTGACGGATTTACAGTTCTTATGGCTGCTGATGGAGATGTTAATGATGCTGCTAATGGATCAGAAACTTCATTTACTTCTTCTAACATTGTTACTTTATTAAGTAATGTTGTTGACTCAATTCCTAGCGCAGTTTACGGAAAAGAAGATTTAAAATTATTTGTACCGCCAGCTGCTTGGCAAGCTTACATCAGACACTTAGGTGGATATGGTGCTAACGGATTAGGTGCTGCTGGTTACAAAGCAGAAGGAAACCAATGGTATAACAATAATGCTTCATTATCTTTCGAAGGTATCGAAGTTGTTTATACTCCAGGTATGCCATCTGACCACATTGTTGGAGGTGAAAAATCTAACTTATATTTCGGAACAGGTTTATTATCTGATCACAACGAAGTGAAAGTTATTGATATGTCTGATCTTGATGGATCTCAAAACGTAAGAATAGTTATGAGGTTTACAAGTGGAGTTCAATATGGAATTGGAAGTGATTTATCATTACTTACATTAGCATAATAAATAAAATAGATGTTTAACAAAAGGGCGGCTAACGCCGCCTTTTTAATATAAAAAAATAATAATATGAGTTGCGATTTAACACAAGGAAGACAAAGACCGTGTAAAGACTCAGTAGGAGGCATAAAAGCCGTTTATTTCATTAACTATGGTACAACTGACGTTGCTTATGACGCTACCAATACTGATGAAATTGATGGACTTGGATCTGGACTTTCTGCTTACAGATACGATCTTAAAGGCAATTCTAATTTAGAACAAACAATTAATTCCTCTACTGATACAGGGGGTACATTCTTTGAGCAAGTTCTAACATTAGTTTTACCTAAATTAACATTAAAAGACCATAAAGAAATTAAATTATTGTCTTTTGGAAGACCACACATTATTGTAAAAGATAATAATGATAACTACTTCTATGTAGGTAATGAACACGGAGCTGATGTGACTGGTGGAACTATTTCTACTGGATCTGCAATGGGAGACTTAAGTGGATACAATTTAACTTTATCTGGCCAAGAAAGACAGCCTGCTAACTTTATTTCTGTTACTGCTGAAACAGATACTCAGTTGACTTTAGGAGATGCAAGTACAATTACTGTTGTACCTGGAGTTGCTACCGATGTAGATGTTGATGACGATCCATCAGGAATACCTGGAGGAGGAAACTAATCATTTCTTAATTTGTATAAAAGCCTCACTTTTCAGTGGGGCTTTTTTATTTAAAACAAAATAGGTTTTTTTTGATTATCTATATATGATAATACTATTACCAGTATCAACTTCACAAACAATTAAGATTGTACCTAGATCTTATTTAGAAGATAGTAATGTTCAATTAAAAATAACTGAAGACGGTACTAGAAAAACAGAAACACTAACGAGTTTAACTGCTACTTATAGCGGTAACTTTATAGAAATACCTTGTACATTCAGTATTTTGTCTGAGAGTAAAATGTATTATATAGAAGTAACAAGATCGGGGAGTCTATTATACAGAGATAAAGCTTATTGTACAGCTCAAACAGATAGAACTATTCCTCATACATTAAACACAGGAAAGTATGATGAACACGATGCTTCCCCTTCAGGACAGAAATACATAACAATATAATATGGCTAAAAAGAAAACATATAAAAATAATATTAGAGTTGTTAATCTTCAGGGTTATACTACGCCAGAAATAAAAGAACATTATAATAAGGACTGGGTAACTTACGGAGAAAATAATGATTATTTTGACAACTTAATAAACCTTTACTTAAGTAGTCCAACAAATTCTTGTTGTATAAACGGTATTGTAGATATGATCTACGGTAGAGGTATAGAAGCTACAGATAGCAGAGAAAAACCTGAAATGTATGCTAGAATGAAAGATCTTGTAAAAGGAGATCAAGTAAAAAGAGTTGTAAATGATTATAAATTACTTGGGCAAGCTGCAATGCAGATTGTTTATAACAAATCTAAAACAGCTATAACTAGTGTTACTCATTTTCCAATGGAAACTATTAGAGCTGAAAAAGCAGATAAAGGACAGATAAAAGGTTATTACTATCATCCTAAATGGTCTGAAAAGAAAACAAGTGACAGCCCTAAAAGAATACCTGCTTTTGGATATGGAAGTAAAAGCGAATACAGAGAGCTTTACGTCATTAAACCTTATAGATCTGGTTTTTATTACTATGCTCCAGTTGACTATCACGGATCCCTACAATACTCTTCTTTAGAAGAAGAAGTATCTAATTATCATATTAATAATATTAAAAATGGTTTACAGCCAAGTTTACTTATTAACTTTAATAATGGTGTTCCGGATGAAGAAGCTCAACAGTTAATAGAAGGAAAGATCCAAGATAAGTTTGGAGGAACTTCTAACTCAGGTAAATTTATATTAGCCTTTAACGAGGATCCAGAAAGAAAAGCAGATATAGAACCAATACATTTACCAGATGCTCACGCACAATATCAATTCTTAGCTGATGAAGCTAGGGAGAAGATAATGTTAGGTCATAGAATTGTATCACCAATACTACTTGGTATTAAAGACAATACAGGCTTTGGGAATAACGCAGAGGAGCTTAGAACGGCTTCTGTGCTTATGGACAACATAGTTATTAGACCGTTCCAAGAACAGCTCTTAGAATGCTTTAATAAGCTTTTAGAATTCAACAGCATATACTTAAACCTTTATTTTGTTACTCTTCAACCAATTGAGTTTACTGAACTTGATAACATTGAGACTAAGATTAAGAGAGAAGAAGAAACTGGAGAAAAATTATCTGCAATAGAAAGAGTTAAATCAATATTTAAAAAGAAAAAAGATGAAAGCACTATTCATAACGACTGATGATTTAAGAAGAAAATCCATAATTGGAGGTGCTGTAGATGCTGATAAATTCATTCAGTTTATTGAAGTAGCTCAGGACATTCATATTCAGAATTATCTAGGGACTAAACTGTATAATAAAATATCAACATTAATAGTAAATGATACTATTGATGATGCTGGTAATGCGGTTTATAAAACACTCCTAAACGACTACTTAACACCAATGCTAATCTGGTTTGCACAAAGTGACTATTATATGTTCGCTTCATATCAAGTTAGTAACGGAGGTGTCTTTAGACATCGAAGCGAGTCATCAGAGACTCCTTCGATGCAAGAGATTAAATCTTTAGTAGACAGTTCTAGAGATAAGGCTGAATTCTATGTTAGAAGATTCTTGGATTATATGGATAATAACAATAATTCATATCCAGAATACAATGACATTAATGAAGATGGAATGTATCCTGATAAGAACGAAAACTTTAATGGTTGGGTTTTATGATAAGTAAAAAAAATACTTATAAACCTAAACAGGAGAATGTGGTTAAATTAAAAGTATTTATTAACAGAATACTTGAAAAACAAAACAATAATAATAAATAGATATTTATGGGAAC